AGCCGTGCAGCCGCCTCATGAGGTACTGCTGAAACTCGTATTCTGCGTCGAGCAGCGAAAAGACCGTCTCCTGCGGCAGTTTCGCTCGCTGTAATGACGTTCGTAGCCCCTCTTTCAACGTTGTCACGACCTCGCCTCTCGATGTCTGTCCCGAATGGTATTTCGTAACCTTCCCGAACCGAGATTCCGCCCAGAGCTTGATCGTCGCTCCACCCTTCGAAGAAGAACTGCCGGACCACTCAGTAAATAAGCCGCGCAGCACTCCACGTCCCCATTTGTGAACGTTCTGCATCGCGTAGGCTTCGAACTTTCCGACCAGCGCCTCGACCTCCGTGAAAAAGTGGCCGTCTTTGGCCCCATTGACCAGGCCGTTGACCTCGTTCGGCTGCCATCGCGTTACTCCCCATTTCTTGAACTCCTCAAGGTGCTTGCCGAATCCCTGGGGAACCAGCTTGCTTTCCAGATCGTAGCGGTCGATCAGAGCCTGGCGTCGCTTCCAAAGGGTCTCCGTAAGGTCGGAAACTTCATCTTTCGCAAATCCCGCCTGCTCAAACGCCTTCTTCACGTCCGTCTTTTTCAGCTTCAGCAGACCCTCGGCACCGTCCCGCTCCAACCAGGCATTCTTGTCGAAAATGGCATTGAAGACGGACGCCGATTGACGGTTCAACTGAGCATCCCGCAACGTCTTTACCTCGGCAGGAACGGCTTCATAGGCTTTCGCTCCCCCCTGGGCGCGATATTTGAAGCTCCCTCCGGCATCGATCATGACCAGGCGCCCATTCTTGGCGAGCATGACGTTGTCGAATTCCAGGCCAACGACGTCCCAATTCTTGGTCAGAACGGAGGCTTGGAAGATCTTCGCCATCTCTCCTGGGCGGCCGATCATGTCGGCGGCGCTCATGGCCTTCAAATCCGTTCTCCACTTGCTCACCAGGGCCAGTTTCCCGTTCCAATCCCTCAAGGTCAGTTCCGGCATCTCCACGCCGAGCATCTTGTGGATCGCGTTGGAGGCAAATTCCGTCCTGGCCTGGCCTTCGTCGGCGTACAGCTTGACGTAATATCGCTGCTTGTCCGGGGCCTCATAGAGCCCGCCGGGATTCGACCCTTTCTGTCCCTCGACCTTTTTCCAAAGAGCAGTATCGTCAGCCGATGTAACTGCTTTCTTTTCCTTTTTAACCGTGCTGCGGATTCGCCTGGCGACCTTTCCCGCCTCTTTGTCCTTCGCCTCGATCTCCTTGATCAGGGCCTGGGCGATGTCGTCTGGAAGCCGCGCCAGGGACCCTTCCAAGATGCTGTATTTCGCCTGGGTAGCCGTTCCGACGTTGTATCCCCATCCTTTGTCGATCCCGATCGGCTCTCCCGTCTTCGGGTCGATGGGGGAGGGAGGAGCTTCCCCATTTCCGCCTGCTTTCGCCCGTTCGAAATCCTCTTTTGTCGCCGCGAAGATCTTGCACTTGCAACCCCAGCCGTTCGGTACGTAATGCGTCTTCCACCAGGGATCGTCGGCCGGAAGGGTGATCCCATTCCATGCCAGATGATGGGGCCTGGGAACCCGGCTGTCGCCGTGGCGATAGGTCAGATAGCCGTAAAACTTCTGCACCTCTGGATCCTGAAGCTGCTGCCACCGCCCGGCGGCATAAGACGTCCGGATATTCGTGGAGTAGATGACCTCGCTTCGCCAGTTCCGCCCGCCCTTGTACGACCAGCCGTGTTTGGAGATAATGTTGTCGAAATCCTTGCGGAATTCTTCCAGGGTGACCCCCTGGCTGATCGCCTTGTCCACGGCGGCCCTAAAGTCGGACAGAAGATCTGCCTTATAGGCTCCCGCGATCATGAACCCCTTTGCGTGCTGGTCTTTCCAGAGATCCGTCCACTTTTGCGTCGGGATGTTCAGCTTGTTGCGAAAGAACGATTCCTGCTCTACAAAGGGCAGATTAAAAACGGTTTCGATGGCCATTTAGACCCCCGTTTCATCACTGACTTCGGACATCCCTGCCATTTCCGCCACGGCCATCGCCCGTGCGATCAGCACGCCGAGATCTTCCGGGTCCATTTCTCCCCAAAGATCGATGATCCGATCACGCAGATCCGCGAGGTCCCGAACATTCGGGTTGTCGATGAGGCGGCGGACCTGGTGCATGAAATGGGCATCTGTAATGACACCAGCCTCGTCCGCCAACCGGTTACTGATCAGGTCCGCATCGTCAATTTCGCCTTCTAAGGCGTCTTCTCCCGTTTTGGCTATGATGACCCTCATCCCAGGGAGTTCGCTCGACACGGGCTTGTTTTTGGCCGCCAGCGGGGCCTTTTTGCCTGGCGGTTCGGGTCTGACATCGCCGAGAGGTGTCTCCCCGGACTTCGGCAGGGGAATCTTGAACCGGTCGGAAACGTGTTCGGCAGACATGGGCTGCCCCATTTCGCGGAGATTCTTGTAAACGGTGCTCAACGTTTCCAGATCCTCGGGCGGCTCGAACATCAGCTTGAACCAGGGCAGAGGCTTGTCCCACCCGAAGTTATAGCCCACCAGTGGGCGCACGATCTGAAAACGGACTGCCTTTTCAATGGCCTGGCAGTCGGCTTTCGTCAGATCCCTGCGCACCCGGTCCTGGGCGTCTTCATTTCCCAACTTGCCGGGCGTCCCTTCCGTCGTTGCCGTCTGGCCGAGAATGGCCTTCGACATCTGCCGGTCGCAGAAGTTGGACAGGGCCTCGTAGATATTCTCCGTCCCGGAGTTCTTCATGGCCTGGACAAACTCGATCTCGGTGCTCTTGGATATGATCCCGGCGGCATCAGAGCCCAATGACTGGATTGCCGACACCAGGGCGTCCTTGTCTTCCTTGCTTGCACCAGGGTCATATTTTCCGAGGCGCAGCGGCATTCCGAAGACCTCGGAGAATGCCACCCAATCTTTCAAAGAGTAGTTTTTGAACAGGTACATCCAGGCGCAAACCCTCAAGACGCCAGCACGGGTGTCATAGCCGGATCTGGCCTTGTACCGATGGTAAACCAGCTTGAAGGGCGGCATGATCTCGCCATAAACCGGCTCTGCTTCGGTTACGACGCGGGGGACCTCAAAGCTCTTGGCCCACATGTCGCCGCCCCGGTCATAAAACACGGCCTTCTTGGGATGAATCCACGGCAGGCCGCCAATGACGGCCTTGCCGCCGTCAATTGTCCAGAGAATCTCGCAGAGGGAATAGCCCTTTCCGATGGCATCGAGGAGATCCAGCAGGACATCGTCAAAACTGTCGAGGTTAAAAATGCAATCGGAGACAAAATCCCGAATCTTCTTGTCCTCGGCAGATTCCGACCAGGCCGTCAAATCGTAATCCAGTCCCAGGACCGCGTTTTTCCGCGTCTGAAGCTCCGAAAAGAGATGGGTGTCTTTCTCCTCCATCTCCTCGAACAGTTCGGCCTGCCGGTAAACGTCGCCGCCATCGGCCTCCTTGAAAATGTCGGCCAGCCGCTGAGGAGTCAGCCCCTGGCTCGGATAGGACGACCAGCGATCCCGAATCGTCGTCACGGCGATCTCACGGGTCTCCGGTTGTTTCAGAACTTGAATTTCCCTGCCGAATTGATCGTATAGAATTGCCATTACCAGGCTCCCTGCTGCGCAGCGAAGCGCCGTTTGTTGACAGTTTCGTATTCAACGGGACCGGTTTCACCTTCCGTGGTCGCAAACCAGGCCAACGCGCCGGCAACGCCTGAATCTCCGTGCCGCTGCTTGTTATCCTTGCCTTTCATCTTCGCTTCGGGAAGTTTCGCCACTCCGCGAACGACCTTGAAGGCACGGTGATCCTCAATAATATCGGCGTCCTTTGGGAGCAGGATGGAACGATCCTCGAAGGCCGATTTGTATTTCGGCATGTGTTCCCGGTACCAGGTCTCGCTCAACATGACCTGGGCGATCCGGGACGCTCCGTATTTCTGCATGGCCACTTCCGCCAGATATTGACCGTTTCCCCGTGCGTCGAGAGCGCCATAGCGGAACCTGGGAAGCCGGTCTACGATGTAAAACAGCACCTGCTCCTGCTGCTTGAAGGGGATATTTCGGAGTTCCACGATAAATGGAGCGCGGAATGTGGCGGATTGTTGCTCGCAAAGAAGCGTGATTACCGTCAAGTCGCCAGTCCGACCGAAGTCCTCCCCGAAATAGGAGGCACGCTTGGCATCCAGTTTTATCAACAAGGGCTTCAGGATCTCATCACACCAATCCTTCACTTCCGCGTAGCGGATGTGATCGGCGACCTCGGCAAACGCTTTCGATTGCTCATACCGGATGACGGGGATCTCCTCGGAGAGGCAGGTCTCAATCAGCGCACGGGTCAAGAAGGTACCGGTACCCTGGCTCGGGATGCAGAAAAGCTCCTCATCGGCGTCCTCGCCATAGGAATCGATGATGGACTGCCGCCAGGCCGCCTCTGCCTCTGCCGTCCATTCCCGCCCCAGGACCTCGCAGATCCGCCGGTAAAGGCCATCCTGCAGGGCGTCGTCAAAGTCCACCCTGTGGAGGCTGTAGGGCTTCTTCCCGGCACGGATATCCTGGATCACGGAATTGAATTCGTTCGTGTCGCCAAAATGCGTGCTGATGACCCGGACCTGGCCGCCCCACATCAGGAGGGCCAGCGCCGCCTTGAGCAGCCCGGCCAAATCGTCATGGAATGCCGCTTCATCGATAACCACACGCCCCTGCTTGCCGCGCAGGTTCGTCGGGCGGCTGGACAGCGCCGTGATCCTCCAGCCCGATTCGAGGGTGATCTTGTAGGCGAGGATCTTCTTTTCCTGGACGACGCCAGCCACCTCTTCCTCATCGATCTCCTCGTATTCCTCCATCGTAGACGCTGCCAGGTTGTAGGCCCGCGCCCAATTAGCGCAGTCATTGATGAATTCGAGGGCCATGTCCTTCGTGTAGCCGATGTACCAGACGTTCCTTTTCTCGCCGCTGCCGACCTCCGAAGCGTAAAGGGTATCGTCAGCCGCCTCGGCCCAGGAAATACCGACACGGCGCGATTTTTCGATGAATTTGACCGCAGATTTATCGGCGACCCAGCGGGTCTGATAGGGCAATAAGATGCCCGTGGCGGGTCTCGCCTGGTCAAAATCATTCTGGAGGTTCACTTCTGTCATACGATCCCCAAAATCTTCTTCCGGATCTCCTCGGCGGTCTTTTCGGAAAGCCCGCCCTGCTTGGCGACCTTGACGACCTCTTCAGCCGCGTCCTTCGCTTTGCTCCTGGCCTGCGACATCCATTTTTTCTGATCCACGCTGGCTTTGCTCAATTTGGCCACCATGATCCCCATTTTCGGGAAGATCTTGGCGAAGGCCACCGGGTCTTCGGTCTGAAGGTTGACCAGGACGTCGAATGCCTTTTCCTGCACCAGGCTGATCAGGGCGTCGCTCATGACGCCTTCGTTGTCTCCGACCGCCTCTGAAACGGCTCGCGCCTGTTCCGAGGCAATCTTGATCGCCGCCAGGCGATCCTCAAAGGCTTGTCCGTAACGGTGTATTGCCGCATGGGATATCTCAAACCCCTGATCCCGAAGCCATTCGGACAACGCTCTGTAATCAGAGAAACTTCCGTTGATCAGGCGCTTGTCCAATTCACGCTTTACGGCGTCGGGCAGTTTCGTGATCTTCGATCTCGAAGGCATATCACCACCATTTCTTGGGACGGGCGATTCCAGGGCGGCAATCGACGGTATATTCAACGATGTCGATCCCGTGATTGTTGATCTTGGCTCGCCACACAGGGCTGTCCCGATGGGTGACCGCGATCAGTTCGCGTTCCTCCAGGTAATCGAGTTCCCGGCGGATGTCGTTCAGCGTCACATCAAGGATGACGGGCTCGATGGCGTTGCGGATCATGACTTCCGACGTGCCGCTGGGCTGGGCTGCATGCAGCGTTCTCAAGATCAGCCAGCGCATCTCAAATCGCCTGGCATTTTCCATGTCGATGGGAAGAGGTTCCTTCATTACAATCTCTCCTTCAGTCTTTCGATGGAGTCATGGACGCGGTCCAGCTTGGCATTGATGACAACCTCAAACCGCACAAAATCCTCTTTCCTGACGTAGGAGAGAGGAAGGTCGGCTTTCATTTCCAGGACGTCCTTTTCCAGCTTGGAGATGTCCTTTCCCCAGCCTTCGAGGCGGCTGTTGATGTCGTCGCAATGGGCCTTGAACATGGTCCGCAATACCGATACGATCAGCACGCTCCAGGCCGCGATTAGACCGGGCAGGAAAATGAAAAGTTGCCAATTTTCACCCAAGAGACCTGTCCCTCCTTTCTTTTTTTTCTTGACAACCGATGCACCGGACGGCATTGGGCATGGCCTTCAGGCGCGCCGTTTCAATTTTCTCTCCGCAATCGCAGCAGGCTTTGTGGCGTGGCAGGGTCCCTCTCCCGCCGGATGAAGGCCCTGCCTTGCCGCTCTTCGCTGTCATCACGGTATTCTGCCTACCGGCATAATGCGCTTTCAGCGCCGACTGCCGGAATAGTTCGTCATTCTGTTGGGCGACATCGATCTCGTCCATTCACCACCTGTATGAAATGCCGACCATCGCTTTGGCGTCCCCGCTTGTGTTCGCTTCCCCGTAAACGCCGAGATGGACGTTCCCAATCCTCAAGAAATCCCATCTCCCGTAAATGTCGGCCTCCATTCCGTTCTTTATCGTTGCTCCGTAGCGCACCCCAATTTCCTTCTTGTTTTCAAAGTCGATGAAGGGAACCGGCTGCTGCTTCGCAATGAGCTTTGATTCTCCGGTCTTCGTGTCCAGCACGGCGACAACGTTCGTTTTCCCTTCATATGGCGTCACTTCACCGGTCGTGATGACCTGCTTGTTCTCGTCTTTGGCCACCTCGTCGGGCAGTTTCAGTTTCTCCACAACCACTTCTTTTTCGATGGTGACCACTTCCTTGACCGGGACCTTGACCGTCTTGATTTTTGTCACCGTTTTTATTTCTGGAACCTTGACGGATTCCGTCCTCGAAATAACCGCCGGGTACTGGTCCCGATACCAGGCGACTACGGCAGCAGCTAAGGCCAGCGCCGCCAGGATGATCGCAATGATGGTCGTTCGTTTCATCGTTCATACTTCCGACCCGCTTTACGGATCTTGTAGGGATATTCGATATTGACCCGGCACATATCGAGCAGCCCGGTTTTCATCTTGATCACCTTTCTGCTGCAGGCTCCCTCGACCTTCTGATAATCGCAGGATCCTGCTTTCCTGATCTCCCGGTTCATGCGCTCCAGGCCCCCGTTATAGGACCGGTAGGCGTAATGCCAGTCCCGGCAGTCGACGTTTCGGTAAAGCCACCGGTCGTAGAGGATCAGCGCTCGGATCGACCATCGCGGATCGTAGGGCATCGGCTTCAAGGAGACGTCCCGGAGGGCCTTCTCCTTGCCCTGGATCCAGGTTGCCGTGTCCGGCATGAACTGTCCAAGACCCATGCCGCCGTCGAATGCCGTGATACCGGTGTCGCACCGGCTTTCCACCTCGATCTGGCCCATGAAGTCGCTCGCGGGAGCGTCCATGCCTACGTGATAGCGGGCTTCCCGAACCACCTGGGGCCAGTATTTCAAACAGCGGTTCCTGGCATCACAAACCGAGGGTGAAGGCCAGGATAAGAGCAGCGTAAAGCAAGCCGCGAAACACCATGACGCTCCGTTTTTCATCGCCGGACATCGCCTCCGTCGCCCCGTAAACGGGCTTAAAGAATGCAGCCCAGACGAGTTCGGCAGTGGAAACACCGATCATCGAAAGGGATATCTTGTAAAAAATAATGCCCAGGGCATTCGCTCCCTGGGTGAAATAGAGAATCGGAAGGACGACCAGGAGAACCAGGCCGAAGCGGATAACGTATTTCTTCATCTCAATCATCTTTCACCCTCAAAAGCACGGCTGCCATTTCCCTCGAAATGTCGAGATCGTATTTCTCGGAGATGAAACCGGCGAACCGGGCGGTATCGGTAACTTTGTCAGGGGAGTACTCCAATTGCTTCCGGTAGGCTTCCACCTCGGCATGGAGGCGGTAAGAATCATCGAGGAGGTAAAGGAGGCTGTGGAAGAGGATCAAAAGGCGATACGCCTGTTTGACGTGGGTGAGTTCGTGCTGCAGGAGACCTTCGTCTCCCTCGTACTTCGGGCGGATCCGGACGATCATGGCGTTGGCGCAACCGACAGACCCAGCCGGGACGCGATCCGTGAAGATTACGATGGCGGGAAGAATCTTGTAGACGAATTTGAGCTTCATCCTTCGCCTCGCTGTTCTTTTTCCCTTTGCAGGGCAAGACATTTGAGCATTTCGGCGTAATGGATGATCTTGTTGCAGTCAGATACGGAAAGCGCCGCTATTTGGCGAAAGGCGTATTTGATGATACAGCCAATGGCAAACGGCTGAAGGATTCCGCCGGAACGATACAGGTCGATAGGTTCGATCAGGCCGCTCTTGTAGTGATCGGCACCGCCCTTTTTCAAGGCATCCCATGATCTTTCTATCGATTCACTTGTTTCTGGCATCGCCAACTCCAAAAACGAAAAAAGCCCGGTCCCGGAGATTTTGTCTCCAGAACCGGGCTGTGAAAGCCGCTTAAAATTTATATGGCGGGCGAGCCGCGCGAAATTTGAGTTTATCCTACCGTTTTTTCATCAGAAGTCAATACTTTTTTTTGCATAAAAACCCACTTTCGGCAATGCTTACACCGTTGATATACTCGTTCTGCTACGGCCTCCATGAGAGGCTTGCCGCATTTCGGGCAAAACAACATCTGCCCGGGGTCGATTTCGGCCCTAAAGTCAACATCTGATACTCTGGCTCTATATCCAGGATTCAGCATTACCATTCACCCACCGATCTGCTTGATCATATCTTTCAACCGGCGGCGGTTCTCCTCAACTTGTTCTTCAGTTAGACGTGCGAGAGGAACGTCCTTCATCTTCGGCAATTGGACGACCTCTTCGGCCTCTGGATACCGGGTGCCGGACATCAAGCCGCCTTCCTTCTTCCGCAGATCCCGTTCCGCCTGTTTCGCTGATTCGCGCTCCTCCTTCTCTGCGATCCCGATCATGATCTTTTTCAAATAATTGTGCGAATCGAGCCAATCCGTGAAATTGCGATGGACAACGACATTCAGGGCTTCTATAATGCCTGCTTGGCTGATCTTGTAGGCCCGTTTCTGATAGGTGAATGATTCGCTGTCAAAGAGGCGCTTCATCTCTTCCAGAAGCACCCTCCATTTCTTCGTCTTGGTTTTCAGCGGCCGCAGCCCGAACAACTCTGTATAGGCGCACACGACGTTGCTGTGCCTGCCGAAGGTGTTCAGCATCTTGATGATCGCCAGCAAGTCGCTGTCATGCGATAATTCCATAAAGTCAATATCCTTCCTACAGTAAGGACAGTTGAATTTCACGATTACCCCCCCCTAAAATGCTTTCCCGTCGAAGGGCGTCGCTAAGCTGCCGATACGTCGCTGGCTTCGGGCAAATCTCCCCACGGCCGGGACGGTAATAGCCACTGTCGGTCAATGTGATGGTATAACCCAGGGCGCATTCAGTGCCGCTGGAGGAACACTTCACGCCTCTACATCCCCAACAAGTTTCCTTTCGCCTCTGTTTCATATGGACACCTCATTTTGCCATTATGTCATCGAATATAACCGGTATCCTGTCTTTTAATTCTGAAAGGAGCGGCCTCATCAACTCACGCATTTGCGGGTGCGCTGCAGTTGCTGTGCGCAATTTCAGTACATGCCGCCATTCCCTGATATTGGCCGTCATTACGATTTCAGTTTTCAGGCTGTTCGGCAGGACGGCACGAGCTTGCTGAGGAGCCCATTCATGTTGGCGCAGACAAGCATACATTCTTTCCGCGTCAAGCATGGACCACGCCCAATAATGGCCAGAATTGCCATCAATAGGAACATCTTCCTTCGTGCCATACTGACCAGGAGGAATATCGATCCACGGCGGGATGATAAACGTGACCTGCGGACATGTATATTTCCCGCCATAGTCACAATATCGTGTTGATTCCTGGCTGTAGGCCGCCAGCCGGTGCCTAACGATCTCGTGAGTAACACCGCGATCACAAATAAACCGGACCGATATCGATTCATGTTCAATGACTGAATGGTGGCCGCTTTTAATGATACGACTGACAAAGGGTCCTGCAGATTTTATGGTGATTTTGCTTTCAGATTTATAGCAAGTCCGCCCGGCAGCTTCGATCCTTTTGCAGATTTCGTCTCCATCGATTTTCGTTATAATTTCATGGCTTGGTCTGATTAAAATCATAGCGCGTCCTCCTTATAAAATCGCCTTGTCCGAGATCTCGGTTATGATGCTCCATTCCTTCGGGCTGATTTTCGTCTTGATCCCCCAGCGGCGGAACCGCTCCAGGAGATCTTCGGTGAATCGCTGCTCCCAGGCCGTCAACTCGTCCCAATGAGCATCGACGTTCTTTTCCAGGCGCTGAAGCCAGTCAAATTCTTTCTGTGTCATTTTGCGGGCTCCTTCTTCAGATCGTAATTGAACTCCTCTTTCGGTTTCCGTTCTGCACCAATGAGAAAGAGGCGCTCGTCCGGCCATTTCTCAATGGCCTCGCGGTCGAGGGACTTCACGATCTTGACGACTTCGCCGAACCCCTGCTGCTCGCAGATGGCGATCACGGCGTCATGGTCCCTGGGGATGGACACCTTGTCTTTCTTGGTGTAGAGCAGCATTCCGTTGGACAGGTAAACGACGTCGCTCTCGGTAAAAAGGGCCTTTTTTGCGGCCTTCATCAGGCCCACAAGCGCCTTTTCGTCGCGGGCCAGGTCTTCCTTGAAGGGTTTCAGACGGGCCTCGCAATCGGCCTTCAGGCGGGCCACGGCGTCGTTATATTCCGTCATCAGGTCATCGATGATGCCTTGCACAGCCTTGATGTTCTCCAGGAAATCATCGGCCTGGCCGTGGAGATCCGCGAGGGGTGCGTTCGCTTCTTTAAGCCGCTTCGCCATGATTCCCCTCCATTTCCAGGCGCATCTGGCCCAGCAGATCCGGCAGGGAGACTTTCTGAATCTTCGCCACCCGCGAAAGGATTTTCAGCGCCCGAACCTTTGACCGGCGCAGATAATTGACCAGCTCGCTGGTGCCTGCAGGCAGGTAGTACCCGCCTCCATCAGACGAGGTCACCGAGCAGATCGGGACGCCTTCCCGGCGCAGGCGGGTAATGTATTTCCGCAACCTGCGGGTGTCGTTGACCCTGTTTTCCCAGGGAGACCCGAAGACGGCCTCGTGCAGCTCGCCCATGCCGACCGCGTTCGGTTCCCCGATGTGCGCAGCCAGCGTCGCGCTGATCAGCCCCTTAATCTTGTGATATTCAATCTCTTCTTTTGACGTCATGGCCTTCCTCCTTTATCTTTCCGATCACGGCCAGCAACCGTTCAAGTTTATTGACATCCCGGCACCATGTCAGGCTGGATACGCCACATATCGTCATGGCCAGCCCGGCCAAGCGCCGCTCTCCGTTTTCAATTTCCTTCGCCACCTCCACGCACCGGCGTCGGAGGGCGTCCAGTCGGGTGTTTTCCCGATCCGGTGTCTTGCGTTTGATCTTCGAGGGCTTCCACCCGTAGTGCTTAAAATACTGGACGAGCTTTTCCATCTGCAGGATCGTCAGATCCTTCGCGCTGGTGACTTTCATCCCGGCGAGCATCGCCTCGTATTGATCGTCTGTCAGGCCCATGTCCTTCTTGGCGATGTGGATCTTCGCCAGGAGCCCCTGGCGCTGCTGGGAAAGCGCATCCCTCATTTCATGACCTCGACGCGGAAGCGATCCGTGTTGACGACCCGGTAAACGGCCTCCCGGCCATAGCTGGCTGATCTGGACCGGTATCCGTCGTGTTTCAAATGACCGGCCTTGACCAACCGGCGGGTCAATTTGTCGATATAGTTCCGATCCGTGCCGGTCATGCGCTGAATGTCGGTCACGGCGAAGGCTTCGTGGAAACTGAGCAGGCGCATGGCCTTGAAGATCTTCTCCTGGACCTGGCCACCCTCGAAAACGATGTCCGGCCGTTTGACATAGACGTAGCAGCTTGAATGTTGTCGCCGTTTTCGTTTGTCGGTCTTCCTGGCAATTTCCCCGCGTCGGAGGAAATCTCCCAGGCTGGTCCTCACCTTGTCCCGTTCCGTCCCTCGCGTGATGTCCAAGCCGTCGCACAATTGCATCGAAGTGAAAGCGCCTGTTTGCGCCTCCATCCATTCGCGCATTCGGGA